CCTTGCACAAGCACCTCAAGGAGCACTACAAACAAAGATGCTCGTTCAGGATCTCTGATAACTATCAGTGGGGGTTGTTAATTCAATCCCCTTACAATAGTAATAACAAGATTAATGTAAAAATGGCCTATCCATCAAATTCCCAAAATAATGAATCTGCACAGAATTTCGCAAGAGGTCGTGTAGCAATGATGTTAGAAGCAAATGGGAAAGGGAATGCATTAAGGCAACTAGGCTCGCAAGATGCAAATGACCTTAGGCGTGATGTAGGGATTGGCAAAGTATCAGCAATGGGACTACCTTCAGAGAACGTGACTTAAAAGAACAGGCATATCTACTACAATTAAAGAATAGATAGTAGGTGCAATCGTGAGGAAAGCTGGCGAAGTAGCTAAGCAAGATCCCGAAGTCTTTGAAACTATTTCAAAGCACCTGCAGACTGATGGTGTGCCCGAAAGAGCTGCTGATCAAATGAGCGCAGAGATGCTCAACCACGGCACGGAATACGACAGTAAGGTCGATCATTACTTCCGTATGTTTGAAAACTATAAGTCAAAAGGATTTGATGAAGATGCTGCACAAGCAATGGCAGTAGAAGCCTTAGAAGGCAGAGAAGAAGAACCCTCAGAAAGCCTTAGGTTTGCAAGAGTTATTGGTTAGAATAAGGTTGCAAAAATAATACATACCTGCTACGATTAGTAGGCAAGGTAAAAGAATTATATGGCAAAACCAGCTGCATCAGGCGATTCCGTACGTGCTTATTTACGTGATATCGGACGCGTATCTTTGCTAGAGCATGATGAAGAAATCCTCCTAGGTCGTCAAGTTCAACGGTTAATGGAAATAGAAGAGCAGAAGAAAGAGCTTCAACTAGATAATCAAGGATTAGCTGATGCCTGCGAAGTACCCGTTCGTCAACTTAAACGGGAGATTCGTGACGGCGTTAAAGCTAAGGAGAAAATGGTTACAGCGAACCTTCGTTTAGTTGTATCAGTTGCCAAGAAATACACCAAACGCAATATGGAACTTCTGGATATAATCCAAGAAGGAACAATTGGACTGGTGCGTGGTGTTGAAAAGTTTGATCCCGGTCGTGGTTATAAGTTTTCTACTTACGCTTACTGGTGGATACGTCAAGGGATCACGCGTGCCATCGCAGAGAAATCTAGAGCAATACGACTCCCCATTCATGTCACAGAGAATCTCAACAAACTAAAAAAGGCACAAAGGGAGTTGTCACAACTTAATGGGTATATGCCAACTGTCTTTCAACTATCAGACAAATTGGAATTAACTGTAGATGAAATCAAGGATTTAATGTGCAAGGCTCGTCAGCCTACTTCATTAGAAATTAAAATAGGTGAAAACAGGGATACAGCATTAATCGATTTGTTAGAAGATGAAGCACAGTTGCCAGACAAGCTGCTTGAGCTGGACTGTGTGAAGGAAGATATTCGTAGCTTAATAGCAGATCTTCCTGAGATGCAAGCTGCTGTAATCAGAATGCGTTATGGAATTGGTGAAGAGATTTTGGAACCTTTGTCAATGACAGCTATAGGTCAAATTCTTAATATGAGCCGTGACAGAGTAAGGACTTTAGAGAATAAAGCACTTAAATCATTAAGAGAAGTGAGTGACAAGGTAAATGAGTATCTGTAGATTACAATGTAATAAAGGATTGCATTGTAGAAATGGATGTAACTGAGCAGATAAGATCAATTAGGAAGACATATGGAGGAAGCTATAGCAGCTCTCCAGAAAGTCTAGCTGTAAGTAAGAATCTAAATTACGCTAAAGGTGCATCAATTAGGACAGCACCTGAGGAGACAGTTACAGTCATACCGTTCACTTTAAACTATAAAGATTCAGTGGGAATATTTGGTGCTGAGAATACCTTCATCAAAGTTAACATTGATATCATTGATAGTAATGACCAAGCCTATGAAGAAGAGGGTTGGATATCAGCAGAAGTAGATCAAGCAGGAGTGTCTAATGATTCTAATTACGTAGCAGCCTCAAGGGACTATACAGTAGATACGAGTACAGTACTTGGTTATGACCCTGCTGAGTTCATTAGAGATCTATCAATAGTGTGGGATCCAATGGTGAGCATAAATATTGACAATAAAAAGACTGGCAACATTTATAACGACAATTGGTTTGACGTACGTCTATATACAAAGAATAGGGAAGAGCATCCGTTTGACGAAATGTTTTTACAAAGAAAAGACTTTTTCTACATAGGATTCCATGCAAGAAACACAAGAAGAATTCCCTACAATGTCAATTGCACTATAGGGAATAAATATGTATCAAGCACAGATATAGTTGGTGATGATCAGATGCTTATAGCAAAAACGCTCTAGCCTTCGTCGTCATCTTCAGATTCAACTGCAGTAACGGTAACTGTGATGTCAGCAGCGATATCACTTTCACCAGTTAGTCCAGCATCAGATGATGAAATAATGCAGGTAGGTTTACAGGAACCTGCTGCTGTGAATTTAATAGCTGCTGAATCTGTTGATCTACCAGACTGAATAGTTGCTCCGCCGCCAGGGATTGACCAGCTATAACTAACAGTCGCATCACCAGAAGCCGCTGCTGTATATGTCAGTGTATTGTCAACCTCAGCACTGTTTGGACCACTAATAGTAACGGTTCCAATAGTAGTAGTAGAAGCTGGTAGTGAACCGACTGTTCGTTTCAGAACTCGTCCACTAGAAATTGATGGGAATTGATACTCATGAATCAATGAAGTGCTATCTACTGCAACTACAGCAATTCGTTCAATGCATTTGAATGAAGGGAACGTAAAGTTACCATCACCATCATGACGGATAGCTACTTCTACACCTTCCTTCTCAACAGGAATAACAAGACGAACAGCTTGTCCGTTACTCAGTTCAACTTTAAAGATAGCAGTCTTAAGATACTGAACATTACCTTTTAGATTCCACCATTGTGGGAATAGATGCGTATCGCCCCCGCGCTTAGGGCGAATCAGACTAACCTTACCACTAGTTTTCTTAGTGACAGTGCGTTCGCCCTTAAAATAGAGACTATCAGCCATGTTTTAAATACCATTTCTTATACTATTTTAAACTATTTAATAAATTGATTTAGTTTAATCCTCCTGCTGATACCCATCGAAGGTTATCAATAGAGTTATTAGATTTATTTTTATTGACATGATCAACAGTAGAGCAACCCTTCTTTCTACCAATGGGAGTAAGTGGAATACCTAGAAACGCTAATGCGACTAAGGTGTGTACATAAACCTGCTTCTCACCTTTCTGTCCAAGACGCTGCTGGAGTGTAACTTTCTGGTAGCCAGACTTAATAGTTACTGGTGTCATCAGTCTGTCCTTGCCACCTTTAGTAGTTTTAATGTCACCATCACGGTTCACATAGTACTCAATACAGCATTCAAATCCAGGCAGGCTGAGTACTGGTACCCATTCATTAGTATCAATAAAGTCTTCCATTATTTGATTATACCTATAAATCAGTATACACAGTAAATATCCTTAATATAACTAGTACTATTAGTTTATATGGGCAAGTCGAAGCCTATTTTTAATACTTTTCGTTTTGGAGTTGCCACAAAATGTGGATTGACAACGATTTTCCAAAACTCCTTGGGGCTGAACTGTACCGCCCGCATCCTGCCTACATCATTGAGATGGCGGTAGAGCCTGTGGTTGTACATGATTTTTCCAAGCAACCCGGACAAACGGTTCAATTAGATCGTTACCGCTTCTGGGGAGCACCAGGCACTAAGGAGTCACGCGAACGTACTGCTGATCAGACGCTAGGCACAGCTAGCGCCCGCAATATCGTCAAGGACAAAGTTCTTGTTACGTTGAGGGAATATACAGGACCTGCAGATACTCGCGACACAGCACAACCTTCTACATTCAAGGTGGCTCGTGAAACCCTGATCACTGCACAGCGTTTGCTGCTTGATACAGGTAATTTGAATGTATTTCATCAAAGCATTGGTTCACTAACCCTGCTTGATGACTACCGCCGCTGGCGCGATAGGGTGTTCGCTAATGAACTACTTAAAGCTGAAGCCAATGGTGAAGCAAGCAGCACACAAGGTGGATATTATCTACCTGGTGGTAAAAACAAAGGTGGTTCCGGCGGAACCCTCGGCGTAACTTACGCTTCTGGTGAGTCTGGTAAGTTTGATGTAAAAACTGACCTTCTTGAAGTTGTTAAGGACATGCGTAAGCGCAACGTCCCCACCTTTAGTGATGGTTACTTCCGTTGCATTGTGGATCCAACCGCAATGATGCATTTGCGTAAACGATTCTTGCGCCCTCAGTTGGTAACAGCTGAGTAAAAAGAGGGTGAATTGCTGGAACCCCTTCAACACTTTGGGGAATCAGCAGCCAAGCCAGTTCTAAAGACTGGAAGGTTCAACGACTAGGTCCCGACAGGTAACTGAGTAACGGACCCACGAGTGCCCTCCATCCTATAAGGATGGTGATATAGTCTGAGCTTAATCGATGACAAAGATTAAGAATCAAGAGATAAAGAACTCTTGAGATAACACAACTGCAGAACTCTGACTTCCGTGAGATCGCACGTTACCCCGGTACTGGGATGGTAGATCCGATGCAGCCTAATTTGGCTCCTTCGGCTAATTTCTATCAAGGTATGGGACCTGCTTATGGTCAAGCTGGTTTTGTCGCAGGACAGCCAGTAATGCCTACCGGATTTCTTTTTGAGGGAGTTCGCTGGTTTGAATCAACAAACCTGCCTGAGACTTCCTATAACTTGATTGTTACCGATGAGTCAGCAAGTGCTGCTGATTATGGTGCTGCTCAGTTGATCTTCTTTGGTCCACAAGCAGTTGGCGTAGGTGTGGGTGGCAATAACGCACAGATCCTCTTGAATAACAACGACGACTTTAGTCGCTTTATCATTATGATCTGGTCGCTATTTGCAGGTTTTGAACTCCTTAATAAGGACTTCATTACCACTGGTTACTCTTTCGTATATTAAGGAGGTAACTAACAATGTCCGTAATCTATCCCGGTAACTATGTTGCCGATCTGAATGCATACCGAGTTCAGGGAGTATACGCACTTCCCGGTATCGAATTTTATCAAATGCGTGGTGTTGCACTGGTGGATGGCACCGCTGCAGCTGGAGAACTTACAGTAAATGTTCTTTCTCCTGATAAGCGTGGAGACGACAAACCAAGGCTAGACAAGGCGATGAAAGTCCCTGCTGGTAGTTATGTTTATCGTACTGCGATTAGCACAGTTAACCTGACTGGTGGAAACGCTAAGTACGTCCAAGTAAATGGACTTACTACAGCTAATGCAACAACCGAAGCTAAGCAAACCTGCACTGCTGCAGGAGTGTTCGCAGCTACTGGTGATGCAACTACTTTCCTTGGTCTGGCTGGTAATACAGTCTCTACTGAAGCAAGTGAAGCTACAATCACCGTCACCAATGAGGCAACACTGACCGTCACAGATAGTGATGATCAAGCCTACGTAATTGTTGAGGTCTGTTTCTACAAAGATGCAGGCGCGCCAATTGCTGATGACGTTAACGTTCCATTTAAAATTGAAGCTGGTCAGGGCACCTGATCTAACCTTAGTTTTCAATCAAGGCACCCACACTGGGTGCTTTTTTTGTGCTTATAATAGCAGTAGGTAAAGTACATTAAGATGAGTAATTTATTCCAAGACAAGAATACTGGGCAGCTTGTTGAATTTATCAATAAGCACGACAAAGAATATGCGATGGTACGTAATTCTGCTGGTACGATTAACTATGTGAATATTGATCAGTTGATTCCTTATGATGCAGAGAAAGGGAAACGACTTAAGGTGGAAACAGCTCCACAGATTGCACCAGAACCTGAAGAGAAGCCACCTGAAACAGTAGTACCCTCAGAGGATGCTAGGTTGAATTTAAACGTTTCTAGTGCTGAACAGATTCAAAAACGACTGCCTGGTGTTGGTTATGCAACTGCTAAGAAGATTGTCGAACTCCGCATGTCACTATCAGGCGAACGTTTTGCCAACCTCAAGCAGCTTGAAAATATCCCACGAGTGAATTGGGATCAATTGATTGATGAGGATTTAATATTCATCGCTTGATTGCTAACATAGTAATAGTAACTAGGGTATAAGTTAATGGCTTCTGTAGAAGATATTCTATTGATGAAAATAATGCAGGACAATGAGTCTGCACCATCAATGGAAACAGCTGCTAGTGCAGGAGCTGCTCTCGGTGCTTTAGGTGGAGTTAGTGCTGGTCAATCAGTACATGATATAGGCAGGGTTATTAATAGTTTGCGAAAAGGTAAAGATGGCGGTGCTTATAAGCCAAGGAGATTTATAGCTGGACCACGAATGGCAGGAGCTTTGGTTGGTGCTATTGCTGGAGGAGCCCTCGGTGCTGGTGTTAAGGCCTTAGCAGAACGAGAGAGCCCAGCTGCTCGTATGTTGGCAAAGATTCAAACATCAGGCGAACTAACGGATGAGGACTTGGTAATTCTTGAGTCTCTTCTTGCTGAAACCTATAGCAATATGGCTTAATAAGATGGAACTTGACAATTATCAAAAGTCGAAGATTCGTTTTCATCTAGGGTTTAACTCTGGGGCACAAGTGCCTGCAGGAGATAGATCACGTCTAGAGGAAGCAATGGCCTTGATTCCAGACGATTACTGGTACGAGGAGATTGTATACCACATCAAACGTTGTGACATTGCATGGAAAGCAAGTGCTGCAATCCCTGATGACTACTTCGACCCTGGCGGTACTAAAACATTGAATCCCTCCAGGCAGGAGATTATTTCTGGAGATGTTCAACGAACGATCAATACATCAGATCCCCTGAAAGGTGATGATTATTTTCGTGAAATTTATTTGAGAGAGTGTGATCGTATGGCAGAGACATTATATGTACCTAACTACAGGAGGCCTGAAGTAAGACGGTATGCATTTGAACGTGCGGGTGCTGATTTCATAATGGCCGTACCTGGTCCAGCAGATACAAGCGTTGCTTGTCGAATAGTACTATCACAAAGTTGGAGATAAAAGATGAACTCTTTAGGTAACAGTGTTGTATTGCGTCCAGGAGATGATGGCTTCAGTGGTCCTCCTACTTTAGAACCTATCCCAAATTATATATCAGGTTCATCTTCCTTAGAAACTATTCCAAATTATAAACCAGGTTTAGATCCTGGCGTAACACAATTAATAGCTAAACCTTGGAACTCCCCTGATGATCGAGGATACCTGAAACAATTTATTAAATTCGGTCCGGGTGAAGATCCGGGTGCAGGATATGAACATTGGTTTTTAAAAGATAAACAAGATAAAATATTTAAAAATGATCCAGCAAATATTGTTATGACACCTGTCTCTGCTGAAACAGGGCAACAAAGAATGGCGGGAACGAATCCTATCATTAGTGCAATTGTGAATGATTTGAATTCAAGTAAATATACTTAAATTATTTATAAGATAATACATTAAATAGATAAGTGTAGAATAGTCATAGGAATAAAAGTTTAACTACCATGAATGGATTAAGGCCCGTCAGTACAGGCACTCAAAAAATCTCAATGAATAGCATTAATCG